GAAGGAAACTGAGACCACTTAGCATCATCTTTCTCTGTCTTATATCCTTTTATTTCTATATACTCATCGCTGTCAATTAAATAAAAGTCTGGAGTATATCTTCTAGTCTTACCTTCAAATTCGTATGAAAAAGAATCTCTACACCTTTGCCATTTGATTTGATTTTTATCTAACCATTTAGCATAATTAAGTTCCCATTTACCGTGAAGGTCTACGCCATTATACTCATAATGATGATCTTTGGCAAGTGAAACATGCCACTCTCCGTTTTCGACCTTCTTAGCAATTGTCGCTTTACGCTTTGCTTTTGTTTCTTCAGACTCATTAGCATTACGTTTTTTGGTGTATTCTGACAATTTCTTTCTAGTTTCATCAGGCATTGTATAGTTAGGGTTAGACCATTGATTCTGCGAACCATTTTCTCTTCTAACCTTTGCTATCTCTTTTTGTTTCTCTTTATCTTGAAATGGCGTAGTTTGCCTTTCAGGATTAAATTTGCAAAGCCTTTGATGATTCCTTAGAGAATTATCGTTTTTACATTCTTTTTCACAAAACTTACAATTCATAGTAGTAACCCTTTTGGTAGATACTATTATTTATAAAAAGTAAGTTTTCTAGTCTATTGCTCTACCAACTGAGCTATCGAGGAATAATCTTATACACTATTACTTATCTATTTTATTTACAACAATTCAAACCCAATATATCCTAAGAGTAACCATATACATCCTTTGATGAAAAAGAACATAAAAGCGTATATGCCATATCTGGATTTATTTGATTTCATTATCGTAGTAGTCTGTTAATCCTTTTCTGTGCCGCATCTTCTTTTCATCTATCATCTTACTAGACTCAATAATGAAATATGACCCAGCGAGAAAGATTGCCAATGCTATAAGCCATTCAACAACTTCAAAGAATATAGTCATCGTTCTCATTCTCCCAAGTACGGATTACATTTAAGAATCCAATTGATATAGCATCTCCGTATTGTTCATCTAGGTCTTCGTATTGGATAACGACTTCACCTATCTGTTCACGACTCAACTCTTCAACCACTTCAACCCTAAAATGATCTAGAACTAGATCGGTCGCCCAGTCTGTTGCTTGAGCTTCTAGCCAGTCAGCCATTTTATGTGCTCGGTATACTTTGAATGATTCACTCATAATCATTATCCCATGGTTTATTTAGATCGATATCAATGCCCACTTCTGCGAACAAATCTTCAATCTTTTCATCTGCGGTTTCATTGATTAGTTTGACATATTCTTCAAAGGTGTCCATGCTTATACTCCTACTAGACCACTTCCTTTTGGATTAGTAATCAGACCTGAAGTCTGTTGACGCCATGCTGATTGAACCTCATCATTTGTCTCGGTCACAAAAACATATGATTGGAAGGTAACGCTTTTTGGATCTTTTGCTCCAGTTGCGGCAATGCCGTTTGCGAATCCCATACCCTGTTCACTAGCAATAATCATTCGTGGATCAGATAGCGTAATCCCATCAGAGTCACTTACTAGCTTACCAACATACTCTCCAGAGAGAGCCATTACAGTGACAATATCACCTTGTTTCATTACAATTCTCCTAGTAATACTAGCCCAAATGCTAGTGCAATAAAAAAGAAGTACACAGAGTATAAAGCAACTATCACTTTTATTATATTCCATATCATACTGAATAAACTCATGTGTACTCCAAATCTTGGTGCGCCCGGTAGGATTTGAACCTACGATCAACCCTTTATGAGAGGGCTGCTTTAACCCCTAAGCTACAGGCGCTGGTGTTCTCATTTTACCTTAATGCCAATATCATTCAATAGACTTTTGGCAATACTTGTCTGATCTTCCATCATGTCGAACTCCGCATCACGCATCATATATTCAACGAAAGGATCAGTGCTATGTGTATAGCTTACACTATATGTAATGCTGTTGTCAAGTGAAAAATTAAAATCTTTTGGGTAATCCGAAAGATTAATTGTATAGGTAATCGGCTTATTCTTCATCGTCTGCACCAAACACCAACTCATACAAGTCAGCCACTTCTGTCTGTTCAGCTTGAACTTCACTAAAGTTTTGCTTGTGGTAGATGTTAGCTAGCTTGCGCACATACTTCTTTTCAAGGTCTAGCTTGTCCGCAATGTCTGTGATAGCGTCTTTCTGGAAGTCTTTCTCAGCGGCTACACGTGTCATAGAGTTATCAATCTCTTTGATTGCGGCTAGTAGTTTCTTACGGTCTTCTGGATTACTGAGCATAGGTTTCTCCTTTCAAATAGTTAAGTACATTCTCTGGTGCAGATACACCGTATGGATCGTCTGGGCAATCGTATCTAAATCCTGGTTCTTCAAGTCGTTTCTCGATAACCATATCATCGATCACAGCCGCATAACGCCATGAGCGATCACCGAATCCAAGATTTTTCTTAGCAACTAGCATACTCATACCGCTAGCGAAATCTCCGTTACCATCTGGTAGCAACTTGACGTTCTTAACGCCTTGAGCTAGTCCCCACTGGTACATAACAAAAGCATCATTCACAGAGGTACACCAAATCTCATCGATCCCTTGATCCATAAAGTCTTGATACATCTCTTCATAGCCTGGTAGCTGAGAGTTAGAACAGGTTGGAGTAAATGCTCCTGGTAGACCGAAGATCACTACACGCTTTCCAGCGAATAGGTCTTTGCTAGTTTTGTAAACCCACTTAAATGGATTATCACCTTCGATTGACTCATCCCGTTCTCGCATGTAAAACATGGCATCCGGAATGTACGTTTTGAAAGTCATAAAATATCCTCATCAAACACATTAATAAATTGGCGTCCCCTGAAGGATTCGAACCTTCGACCAACGCCTTAGAAGGGCGTTGCTCTATCCACTGAGCTAAGGAGACTTACTCTTTACCGCACCCTCAAGAGCTTCTTCTGCATTGTCATAGTACGCTTTGTATGCGGCTATGATTGCTTGTTGCTGTTGAATGTACGCTCGTATGTCAGAAAGATTCTGTCCTAAGTTCTCGTATCCCTTATCAGTGACAGCGAAGAATACGACAGGTCTCCCCAAACTTTTTACTTCTGCTACTTTATCATTAAAATTGTCTTCTGTCAAGACAAACCATTCAATTTTTTGAAAATTTATTTCATCAGCATCTGGAAGCACCAGTACTGGTCTATCGACAGGGACAGTTGAGACCTCAATCTCCTGAGGTAGCGGGCTGAATAGGCTGCAGCCTGTTAGCGTCACGGTAAGTATCGTAAAGCCAAGGGCATTCGCTATTGAACTCATTTTCAGTTTTCGCATTTTTCTCTTCCTCTGTCAATTCTGCACCAGATAGCAATTCAAAGCACCTACCAGCTTTATCGGATGCCTTATCTATCACCCTCTCGACCAGTCCAGGCTTATTCTGTGCTAGTACACCAAGATCATGCTTTTCTAGCTTATCACTCAACACTTGATTCTGCCTACGTATCTCGGCAAATTCCTGATTCAACTCTTGGTTCACTTCAGCTAGTCTGGCATAATCTTGCTGTAGAGCATCTATAGTTGCCTCATTGGTCTGAATCGCTACCTCTAGTTTGGCGTTATTCTCCTGCAAAATAGCCATTCGCTTTTGGGTATCAGTGTAGTACCAATAAGATACTCCACAAACCATGAGTAGCATTAAACCACATGCAACCGCTAATTTGTATCCCATAATTTTACCTCGGGTTGCGGACTTTCATAATCCCAGTCCGTAATGGGTTCGCTATTGCCTTCAAACTCTAGCGGGTTCGTACTATTAGTTATATAGAGATATTCTTGGTACGTAGCCTCATTGTTCGCTAGTGAGCGAAGTTTCGCACGTTGACGCTCTTCTGAATCGAACTCTGGTACTTCTGTTAATAGCTTATTATCACTCATTTTGCCATCTCACTTATTTCTGTTGCTTGATCGGTGCCACGCATAACCGGCACGGCATTTGATTTGTGCATCGTTGCGATTCCAACGATGAGGTCGCCTGTGTAGACTTTTCGCTCTGATCGAGGAGTCGTTCCATTTCCCACAAGGGTCCCGACAGAAGGTATGCTCGGCGTTTCCCTACGATAGGTTTCTTTTGGCTTGTATTCGACAAAATCCCTGTCCTTTCGTGTTGATTTAAATGAGGCTAGACGCTTCTCATAGTCACGTTTAATCTTTGCTTCTCGTTGCGCCTGTTGACGCTGGCGCTTTTTGTATGCTGGAGTTGACATGATTTAGTACCTACACGTCCCTACACGTAAGTTCAATGACTAATGATGTTACCATCAACCCAATACCTATACCTGACCAGAAGATCATATCACCAGTTGACATTGCATTTTCCATGCAACCGCCATCGCAGTCGTTTCCAGCTACTCCCAATATGATTAGGAATCCAACGATACCTAGGGTACCGACAATGAGATCAACAATTCTATCCATGATATATCCTTACAGCAAATCTTCGTTTACAGTCTGATAGACGCTCATTAGGATTGCGCTATTATAGCAACCAGAGAATCGATCTTCAAAGACTTCGATCATGGCAGTCTTCAGACTGACACCATCGACAACGAATTTATCAGCAATTTCATCAGCTTCGATTGCATACTCGGAGTGCATACCGTTCTCATAGCAGAAGGTACCTGCTGGATCAGCTTTATACAACTCTTTGTTCAATTTCGCAATAAGGTCTTCACGATTCATTATCATAGCGCACCCGCTTCTTCATTTCGTTATCATCAAGTTACGTAGTAAGTGTAACAGGATGGTCCATGGTGTCAACCATTATTTTAATATTTTATCAAAAAAACTTTGATCATTCACTCCAGCTTTATACATAGCCTTTAGCATCCACTTGTAATTTGTGAAGTAGTGATCTGAGTCGTACTGAGGCAATTGTCCCATCCAAGCCTCATGTTCTTCCTTGTGAATATACCACATCTCATTGCAGAACTGTCTAAATGTCATTAGTCTTCTCCTCGTATCACTTCTCGGATTACAATAACGGCAACTAGCATTGCTATCAAGAAAAAATCGGTATATTCATGCATATTAAGTTCCTCTTGTCCACCAAGAAGTCTCAGCGCCAGCAGTAGCGGAATACTGCATCACATCAACGTCAACACCTTCCATGTATTCTCCGTCGTTCTCAATCAAAGCACCCAGCTTACGATTAGCAATTGCAAGATCAGCAATGCGATCATACAGATACTCACCACGCTCAGGATAATCACACTTGAGGTAGCCCATCAAAGACTTCTGAAACATCTTGATGTTGTACTGGTTGTTTTCGATCATCTTTTTTAGAACTTCTACATCGTACTGTTTCATAATCAATCTCACTATTAAAGGTAAAGAGGACCAGTCCAACGAACAGTGTAACCACCGTCAATGATGTTGCCTCGGGCAGCGTTACGGGCAGGAGCACTGTAGCTTGCAGCTTTCAGAATGTCACCTTTACGGAACTTTTTGTCATCTTCTTTCATGATGAAGCCCCAAACGCTTCGATTAGCAATCACTTTGATGTACTTGCGACCTTCTTCGACAGTCAGCTTATCACAGAACTCTGCATACATACGATCACGAATCTCACGGCGATCTGGATCACCCATATCACGGAAGTTGTTAGCGTAGTCAGCTTTGATGGCTTCGAGTAGTGCAGTCATTTCGTTTTTCATAATCAATCTCTCTTTTCTCAATCAACACAGTAATAATAACAGGACTGTCCACAGTGTCAACACTTTATTTCAACTTTTTTCACTATTTTTTGCAATATTTTCTAGGATGCTTTTAGGCAATCCAGACACTGGTTTAGACTCTTTAGCTTCTTCTTTGAACTTAAATACACGCTTTCTCTTCTTAACCAATGTCTTCTCCTTATCTGCGTTTTTTGTTGAAGTCTTCAATGTTGTAGGTAATCATAGCAGGCAGCAACAGAGTGGATATGATTAATCCAAACAACAAGATTGGGTTCTCTATGGGTCCATACTCTAGCCTATACCAAATGCCATACGCTATGTACATAGCTAGCACAACTGTTACGGTGTAACTTTTCATAATATATTCTCGCTTTCTCAATTTACTTAGTAAGTCTAACAGGACTGAAAATAATGTCAAGCACTTTTAAAATTAATTTAGGTCTTCAATCAACAATTCTTCGATGGATTTCTTAGACAGGGCTTTCAACTCAGCCTTGCTCTCTTTGATAGCTTTCTCAAGTTTGATTAGTCGCTCAAGGGTCAGCGACATGATGCCCATGTTCAACAGGTAGTCGTAGGAGTCATCTTTCTTGACCACGCCATCTAGCTTGTCTAGATTAGCCTCAATGTCTGTGCGCTTTCTCTTGTTGACTACTAGCTCATCAGTGACAATAGCCTTTACGAATGTGTATCGGCTCATATCTAGGGTTATATCAGACTGGAGCATTTCGATCAGGTGTGCTTTCCTTGTGCCCATGTATCGAAGCTTAACCTCAAGGTACGCATCGAATATTTCCTTAGCACTGTCGAACACTCGAATCTTGTTGTTGTCATCGATTACCGTGTAGTTCTCGGTGATCCTTTTCTGGAGCTTCAGAGTGGAAAGTAGTCCATCGTTGTCAAGTGATTTGAGAAGTTTTGATGGTAAGCTTACCTCGAACTTGAACTGGTCGTCTTCAGAGAGGTCACGATACGATGTAATAACTTTCTTGTCTTCTAGGTCATCTAGTACTTTGAGATAGCCCTTGAGATCATAGCCTACAGGCACTTCAGTGATCAGAACTTTGGTCGAGGACTTACGTTCAACCAAGCCAGAGATCACCCATTGACTAGATGTTTCGCCTTGCTCAATCGTACCATTGAAGCCATTGTAGTATGGCGTAAATATCTTCTTCAGCGAAGCCGCAGTGGCTTTACCACCTTCGAGTCGCTGAATCATGTACTTCTTAATCAACTCTGGATTGCGTGGTAGAATCTTTTGAGCAAATCCAGACGATACACCCTCTGAACCATTAATCAACAGCAACGGTAGCGTAGGAGTGTAGAACATGGGTTCAATCGCTTGACCCTCGAAGTATTGCTGTTTCAGTATCTTCGAGTCTTGCTTTTTGAATAGGTCAAAGAATGCATTCGAACCGTAAGAGTAGATGTAACGAGCAGCCGATGCTTCTTGGGCAAATCGAGTACCGAAGTTACCCTTCTTCTGGAGCAATGGAATGTTGTTAGTGCCAGTGAAGTCTTGCGCTAAGTTGACGACCACACCATCTAGCGAACCGTGAAGATACTCAGCATACTCTGCGACCTTCGAACCAAGTTGAGATACCTTGACCTTCTCTTTGATGTTCTTCTCTAGGACAGTGTAGAGGATTTTACGGGACGCATTCTTCTGACCATCCACGAGAGAGGCAATCTTTCGAAGGTTGTCATACGAAGCTTGGTCAACGTAGTCATTATTAAAAAATTCACTTATCTTCATTCACATCAGCCTATAGTTTAGCGATATTAAAATCGTTGTTCAAGATGTACTTCTTACGTGGTTCAGAATCAGCACCCAGCCATTCGTCAATCACAGTGTCATCATCGAACTCTAGGATATCAATCATCTTATCTAGTCCATCTTTCTGCACCACTTGGATCAAATCTTCTTGGTCCCATGAACCCAGACCCTTGTAGTAGTTAGATGATTGCCCTGCTTTCAATTCAATATTATACGATAGATTGTAGAACCAGTCAACCAGTTTATTGTTTTTTGTGATACCGATAACGGGAGTCTGAAGCATACCAATTCGACCCTTCAACTCAGGCAGGTACTTGACAAAGAATCCAGTCAGCAAGCCTCGAATGTGATACCCGTCCAAGTCTTGGTCCGTTGCGTAGACTACGTATTCATAGTCCTCATTCTGGATAATCTTGTACAGTTCTGACAACTCTTTGTTGGCTGTAAACTTCGCTTGAGGGCTACTGTAAGCATTCAGAGGCTTACCTTTCAGCGTGTAGTACCCACACTCTTTACGACCAAGAACAGGTGACAGACCGCCAAGGGCAGATTCACCCTCGACCAGTAGCAAGTATTTCTTCTCACCAATAGACGGCAGATACTTATCAGACTTGATTTTCTTGACAGTCTTAGACAAGCCTTTTAGCTCTTGGCGTTTCTTGAACTCTTCTTTGATACGATACACTTCGGTGATAGGATCGATGATTCCCTTGTTCTTATAGATTTTGTTTATAAGGGTATCGTATGGAACATCTCCAAGATAATCGTTAATCTCAGCAGTGCTATTGGTGATCTTCTCCTTAGATTGTGAGTTGAACTTGGTGTTCTTCAAGTTCTTCATAAACATGACTACCATCAGCTTGTTCTTGATATCTCCAGGCTTGATAGTCTTGTACTTACGCATCAGCTTTTCACGTAGACCCGAGACAATCTTAGTTGAGATAACGTCAATGTGCGTACCACCATCAGGTATCTTCAGACCGTTTACATAGCTGAATTGACGGAAGTCGTCTTCTTCGTTTGGTAGAACAGCAAAACGATAGTCTTCAGTCTCATAGATTTCCGAGACTTCGCTGAACATAGCCACATACTTTTTGAAGGAACTCACGTTGACTTTCTTGCCATTGAACCTGAATGTGATATCGGGGTACGACATAGACAGGTTAATCAATCGCTGGTAGATAACGTTCATATGGACTTCATCAATTTCTGTCAGCCCGAACTTCTCTAGATCAGGATAGAATTTGACATGCACACCTGAGGTTCCCTTCGAGGCTGTAGTAGACTCAGTAAACGACTCTGCATTGTTCTTGAAGGTAATCGTTTGGAGTTTCTTGCCATCATCAGTCTTGCCGATGAACTTCTTAGAGAAACAGTTAGTAGCGAATGAGCCAACGCCATTCATACCAATCTGTGTACGGTTATCATCATCATCAAAGTTCGAACCCGCACGGGCGTGACCCCAAGCAAGTTCTGCTAGTGTCTGACCATCAGAGTTTTTAGAGACAGGTATACCAGTGCCATTATCTTGCACTTCGACCGTATTGGCTGTCATCTTAACTGAAATAGTATCACTGGACTTGAAGTTGGATTTGATTGCAACGTCTACCGAGTTATCGATAATCTCATTGATAATCTTGATTAGACCAGGAACATATTCAATCTCTTTGTACTGGATCTTGCCATCGGCAAAGATGTACTCCGACGACTTGGTTAAGTCAACCGCACCAATGTACATCGATGGTCGTTGGATGATATGTTCTCGTTCACTTAGTTTTTTGATACCCATAGTATATCTCTCAGTGTGTAACCATTAGAAGGTTACGTTTAAATCCCAGAAGCACTCAAGCGCCAAACCCTTTTCGAGACGGTATGCTTCTTTTTCCCAAGGAGCATCTTCGTAACTCGTGTTGCTGTGGTCTTTCTTCTTCCACATAGTCTTGCCGTTCACATTGCGCAGTTCATTACGTGCATACTGCTTGACGTGTATCATCTCATGGACTAAGGTAGAAATCAAGTCTTTTACAGACATACCTTTTCGTATAGACAATGTGAACTCTCGGTTGGTGTCTTCTTCCATACAGTAGCCGTATGCATCAATCTTTTCGAATGAGATGGCTATTTCGAGAGTACGCATACGTGGCATCAATCGCTTGATTGCCCAGTTGACAACTTCAACCGCAACTTCACGCTCTTTCTTACGACCACCTACTGCATAAACCTGATTCATAGAGTCACCTTTCATCTCAAATACAGTGCTATTGTACATGGATTAGAGGCAATGTCAAGCGTTTTTTTAAAATTTATTTTTCTTTTGTAATCAACGACTTAACGTGACTTCTGTGAATCTTACAGTTTATGATCCCGTTATAATACTCATCAGATAAGAGGACTTCCCTGTCAAACTGTTCCTTTGCCTCGAGATAAGACATTTCTCCCTTACTATTGCACAAGTGCAATATTTCTCTTCTAAAAGAGTCTCTTCCGTTAGACTCAACTAAAGACTTGACCTCATCACTAGAACCAAAGTAATCTTTCCAGTCAGACTCTTTAATGACGGTCCTCTTGCGAGTTTTACCCTTTAGGGGAGGTAGCTTTCGCTTAGATACGAATAGCTTTTTACCAACATACTTCTTGCCGTTGGTTAGATCGGTGATCAGATAAACGAACCCGACATAATCTTCAATCATCTCAGAGGTGAATTCTTCACCTTCATAATACCACATTAAACACTCCAATTCCATAATTACCTATGATATTTAGTAGAACTGGAGTGTATTGGCTAGGGTACCCTAACCTGATGAAGTGCTAGCATAAGTTCACTCTGTCTCACCCATTCTTGCACGGTCTTATTGTCTTTGTACATGGGATTGTTTTTGTAATTTTCTATCACACGTTCACATGTATCTGGCAATTTACCGTGAGGGGTTAACATATCTTTCATAAGCCTATCAGCCTCCAACCATGAGTCGCTATTGCGTTTAATACTATTACTATACCTACGAGAACTTCGAATAATACTAAAGCAGAACGGACAAGTGCTACCCTGTCCGCTCTATCTTTGTCATCGAAAGCCTTCGCTCCTAATGCTTTTGCCCATATCGACCACATTGTGGTCTTATTCTTCGAAGTCTAGTTCTTCGTACTCATCTTCATCCTCATCTGGAATCATTTCTCCACATGAGGGGCAGTAGATAAGTTCATCGTCTTCCTTTTCGAATTCGATGGTGTATTCTGTTCCGCAGTATGCGCAACTTACGTTTTCGTGTATATTCATCCTTTGTGAACCCTTACTCCGCATTTTTCCAAAAATTCCACACCAGCGTGTGACCTATAATCGTTTCTATATATCACTTTTGTAATCCCGCTTGCGTAGATGCTCTTTGCACATTCTATGCAAGGCGAGTGTGTGATATACATAGCAGAGTCTTTTCCACTCTCGTTTGATTGTGCCAGTTTTGCGATGGCATTCGCTTCAGCATGAATCACTTCTGGCTTAGTCATAAGAGTAGAGTCTACGTAAGTTTCACACTCGTTAGTCCAACCAGAAGGCATACCATTATAACCGATAGATATAATGCGATTATCTTTCACAACAATCGCTCCCACCTGTAGCTTCTTGGCAGTGGACAGAGAAGCGAACCTCTCTGCCGTGTCCAAGTAAGCCTCTTCCCATTTATCAGACAAGGGCTGCGAACTCCTTAAAGCCTCCAATGGCTTGTCCGTCTACCTTAATCTGTGGAAAAGTTCGTGCACCTGGGAAGTTCTCAAATAGTTCTTCACGGGTGAAGTCTTTATCGATAAGTTTATATTCATATGTAAGACCCTTGGCTTTAGCTAGGTCTTTTGCTTGCGAACAATGTGGGCAACTATCTTTGCCCCAAATCTCAATCATCATAGTGAAAATCCTTTAAAGGTGTCAGTTGAAATATCTTGTTTAGTACCACCGCTTACGTAGCTAGTGATTTCTGTTTCTTGTGGCGCAACTTGTACGTCTGCTCCACTGATCCACTTATTGGTCCATGGTAGAGGGTTAGTCTTCACATCGTATGGCGAATCTAGGTTAACATTCTTCATTCTGCGAGTACAGATATATTCAATGTAACCAGATAGCAATTCAGTGTTTAGACCAATCATCGAACCATCTTTGAACAGGTATTTAGCCCATGCTTTCTCCTGATCTACTGCATCAACAAACATTTTGGTACACAGTTCTTTAGTCTCTTCTGCAATCTTCTCAAAGATAGGGTCATCTTTCTTGAGTGTACGTAGCATAAGTTGAGTAGAGCCTAGGTGCAAGTTCTCATCACGTGCAATTAGCTTGATGATCTTAGCATTACCTTCCATTTTCTTCAACTCTGCAAATGCCCACGAACATGCAAAAGAAACGTAGAAGCGCACACCTTCTAGAATGTTAACACTCATTAGGGTTAGCCACAACAACTTTTTCAATTCATACAGAGAAATTGTCTTAGTTTTTGGGTAATCACCACCATCAGTAATAATAGTATGAGTACCTTCACCAAGAAGATTGTAATACATGCTCATCTCAATCAATTCATCGTAGTACTTTGAGATATCACCGGCACAGTCAACAATCTCTTTAATTTCTAGCATCTCATCAAAAATCTTCGATGGATTGGAGTAGACGTTACGGATAATATGAGTGTACGAACGGCTGTGAATAGTCTCAGAGAAGGTCCACGTTTGAATCCAGTTCTCAATTTCAGGCAGCGATACAATAGGAGCAAATGCCTCTACTGGCGCACGTCCCTGCACAGAGTCAAGTAGAATCTGTCGCTTCAAGTTTGACGTGAAAATATGCTGTTCGTGTTCTGTCAAGCCTTTGAAGTCTTTCGCATCTTGGTAGATATCCACTTCTTCAGGTCGCCAAAAGAACCCGAGTTGCTTGTCAGTCAGCTTATCAAACGTCTTATACTTGAGGGTGTCATAACGTTGAATCGTCGGACCACCTGAAGGATCCAAGAACATCGTTACCTTAGTGTGGTCTGATTTGTTAGTCGTGTCGAATACACTCATTATAGTCCTCTTATATTATGGTGACAACTCAGTAAAGATATCACACAATTACTGAGTTGTCAATGATTAAGTATTAGATTTTGCAACTTTCGCAGTCGTCATCATCCACTTCTGATTGAGCTAGAGGCTCTTCACTCATCTTGTCAATGTCAATTTCGCCTTGACCGTCATGAGTGTTGAAGTAGTAAAGTTGCTTACCGCCATACTTGTAGAACATTAGCATATGTTGCAACATCACGCTCATAGGAATCTTTTCATCTTCGTAGTAAGCTGGATTGTAGCTAGTGTTGACACTAATGCCTTGATCAATGTACTTTTGCAGTACTGCCATAATCTTCAAATAGCCTTCTGGTGACTTGTGGTCCCAGAGTAAGTCGTACTTGTTCTTGAGTCGCTTAAACTCTGGAACAACTTGCTTCAGTACACCATGCTTAGATTGCTTAACACTGATAAGCGAACGTGGTGGTTCGATACCGTTTGTTGCATTAGCAATCTGGGCGCTTGTCTCTGCTGGCATTAGAGCCATTAGAGTAGAGTTACGGATACCAGTATCTTTCAACTGTTCACGTAGACCTGCCCAATCCATACGTTCCTTGTGATCAATTAGTTCATCAAGGTCTTTCTTGTATGTTTGGTTTGGCGTGATACCGTGACCGTATTTAGTTTCCATCAATCCTGGGATTGCACCTTGTTCAGCCGCTAGATCAGCAGACGCTTTAATCAAGTAGTAAGACCAAGCTTCTGCATACTCATCAATAAGTTCTAGTCCAGCTTTGTCAATGTTCTGGTAGTTCAAGTCATGTTTAGCCAACCAGTAAGCAAAGTTGATGATACCTACACCGATTGGACGGCGCTTCTCAGTGCTTAGTTGAGCCGCAAGAATGGGGTAGTTCTGGTAAGACAATAGTGCATCTAGACCACGAACTGCTAGGCGACATACACGCTCAAAGTCTGAAACGCTCTTGATGTTACCCCAGTTAATAGCAGACAACGTACATAGCGAGATTTCACCTTCTGGATCATTCACATCATTCAATGGCTTAGTTGGCAAATCAATCTCAGCACATAGGTTAGACTGGCGAATAGGAGCAAGATCAGGCAAGAATGAACCATGATCGTTTGCGTTATCAACGTTCTGTAGGTAGATACGACCAGTGTTCTTACGCTCTTCCATGAACATAGAGAATAGTTCGCTAGCCTTAACGACTTTCTTACGTAGGCGAGTGTTACGCTCTGCTCTTTCGTATAGCTCACGGAACTTATCTTGGTCAGCAAAGAATGCATCGTACAAGCCAGGAACGTCAGATGGTGAGAATAGAGTAATATCACCACCAGTGATTAGACGCTCATACATTAGCTTGTTGAACTGTACACCGTAGTCCATGTGACGCACACGGTTCTCTTCTGTACCCTTGTTGTTCTTCAACACAAGCATATCTTCGACTTCTAGGTGCCAGATAGGGTAGTAGATAGTAGCCGCACCACCACGCACACCGCCTTGTGAGCAAGACTTAGTAGCCGCTTGAAACATCTTGTAGAACGGAATCACACCGGTATGGAACGCATCACCCTTACGAATAGGTGAACCAATTGCACGAATGCTACCTGCACCAATACCGATACCTGCTTTCTGACTTACATACTTAACAATAGAACTACTTGTAGCGTTAATACTATCCAGACTATCGCCAGACTCAATAAGAACACAGGAGCTGAATTGTCGTTGCGGAGTCCTAACTCCAGCCATAACAGGAGTAGGAAGAGATATATCGTGAAGGCTAATAGCATCGTAATACTCCTTGACATATTGCAAGCGAGTCTCGGCTGGGTAATCAGCGAATAGAGTAGCCGCAATCAAAATATAACACATTTGTGGAGTCTCGAAGATTTCTCCAGTCACACGGTTCTGAGCTAGGTACTTACCACGCAATTGCTCCATAGCAACGTAGGTTAGTTGCTCATCACGGTCGTGTTTAACAAACGAATCGATTTTCGCCCACTCTTCGTCTGTGTATTTCGTTACCAACTCAGCATCGTAGAAGCCACTTTCAGTGTTCTTCTCTACAAGGGCTTTCACTGTGCAAGGTTCATATTGACCGTACACTTCTTTACGCAATGCGTAGTTGATCAAACGACCACCAACGAACTGATAGTTAGGAGTTTCCTCTGTGATCAGGTCAGACGTAGCTTTGATTAGAGTTTCTTGGATTTCTTTTGTACTCATTCCATTGTAAAATTGAATCTGACTTTTGATTTCAACTTCACTTGGACTTACACCCGTGATACCTTCACAGGCAAAGAAAACTACACGATGTAGCTTTTCAATGTCTAGATGCTCTTTTGAGCCATCCCGTTTAGTTACTTGTATTGCTTGAATCATATTTTATTCCTATCAGTCCTAGATTGCCATTGGGGCTTTAATGGAATCCATTGGATTATAATTTTCTAATTTGTAGTCGCTAACTCTAGAGGAAAGAACATCATCTAGAGATTTGAGATCAGGCATCACCAGCTGTGGATGATCCATTGGCTCTCGTTCAATTTGTTGCATAACTTGCTTTACGTGATTATTATATATATGACAATCGCCCCCGGACCACACGAAATCACCAACTTCCAAAGAAGAAATTTTTGCAAGCATGTGGGTCAAGAGTGAATAACTTGCAATGTTAAATGGTACGCCAAGGAACATGTCTGCACTTCGCTGATATAGCTGGCAAGATAGTTTGCCATTAGAAACTTTGAATTGTGCAAGTGTGTGACACGGCGGTAGTGCCATTTTATCAATCTGACTTGGATTCCACGCTGAAATGATAAGTCTACGACTATCAGGATTGTTCTGGATCTCGTTAATGAGCCACTTGATCTGATCTACACGCTCTCCGTTAAAGTTGCGCCACTGTGAGCCATATACAGGTCCAAGTTCTTTCTCGAAAGGAGTGTTCTTGTATCCTAGCGCAAGACCTTGATTGTCAGCATTGGCCGTCCAGATAGTCTTCTTTGTTACAAGAAACTTGCGGTCTTCTTCAAACGTAATCTCTGCTAGTCTACGCTCATCTGTGCTGCCTTCTAAGAACCATAGTAGTTCGCCCACCACAGCCCTCCAAGCGAGTTTCTTTGTTGTGACTGCGGGAAACCCTTCTTGCAGATTGAATCGCATCTGGTGACCAAAGACGCTGATAGTCCCTACGCCAGTGCGATCTGTAACAGGCTCTCCTTCGTTCATCACGTGTCGGAGAGCATCTAGGTATTGCTTCATTCAGTACGACCTCTAATTTCAATAGTTAAACCATCGGTGACTTCGATGTATTCTCTTGTGTCAAAGGGCAAGAAGTCATCACGATACATGAAAGTATCGCATTGATAGGACCCTCTGATAGTTGATAGGTATAGTCTATCACAGAATGGCAGTGCTTGTCTATACAAATTTGCACCTCCAATGATAAAAATTTTCAGTCCAGGATTGCTGAAAAGAAGCTCTGTAATAATACCATTTATGTGACCACGCATCACATGATCTGGCTTGCCTTCAAGGTCATGATACCGATTAGTTACAACTACATTTATACGATTAGGCAGAGGTTTGGATCCAAATGATTCCCAAGTATTTCGTCCCATGACAACGATATGTCCAGACGTGCATTCACGAAACCATTGCATGTCTCGTTTGTTATGGGGCCATGGCAGAGTGTTCTTCCATCCTATACCCATATTGTCGTCCATCGCTAAGATAGCATTCACACGCATTAGCATTTTCTCCATTCACTTAATTTTAGCTTACCCTCTAGACCAGAGTAAGAATTCACATCGATTAACACTTGTAAGTCTTCAGGCTTCATTCCAGCAAGTACTATATCATTTATATCTTTCTCACGCAAGTTACTTGGCCATATGCATACTTTGTAACCTTGATCAATCGCTTTCTCCATTCTGCGTACAATCTCTACATTTCGTGGCTCATTGTCATAGACAAAGATTGCATTCTCGGTCTGCTCTAGTCCACTTGCATTGTTATCAGCACCAGCCATAGCTACAGCATTACTCAGAAACAAACTATCGATTGGTCCCTCTACTACATAGTATTTACGAGAGAAGTCAACAGTGTTGAGTCCAAAGATTTTAGGCATGTCTTCTTCAAGCATGATGGTAATGTATCGAATGCTTTCTTTGTCAAACGCACGACCCTGATAGCCAAACACATTACCATTCTTGTCGATGAAAGGAAGTACCAGTCTAGGCTTGACTATCTTCTCAGGTAACTTGCCAGGAACAAGAGAGTTAGTCCAAGTCTCAAACTTTGGAGCGTAGTATAATTTATAGTGCTGTGAAGTAGGGATAAGCCTCTTCTGAATATATTTCTTCACCGGATGATCGTAATTAAGTGAAGAAATTTTCTTTATAGATAATAGAGGGCTGCCTTTCTTAGTGAACTTAGGCTGTTTCTCTATTAGCTTTTCGAGAGGCTTTTTCTTAGGTTGTGGAGTCTTTTTACGATAGCCTTTCTCTAGAGCAATATCGACCACGTACTCATTGTACAAGTTATGGTCAACAGACTTGAGGAAGTTACCTAGACTGAGAGAAGCACCACAGTTGTGGCAATAGAAGATAGCAGAGTTGTCTTTCTCTAGAATCCAACCACGTGCCTTAGATTTGTTCTTCTGAGAATCACCACAGATAGGACAGCGACAGTTAGCCCTGTAAGGTGAGTGTGACTTAATAGAGAATCGCTCTAGTCTAGTAGATAAGATACCAGAGAACTTTAGATCAACAACATTCATTTATCACTCCATAGTATTAAACGTCTTATCGACATTATACACAGGAGTGATTACGTTGTCAAGTGTTTATTTGAAAAATTGTGCCACGTCAGTGATAGAAGCGATAACGAAGCCGATAACCCATGAGCCACCCATGATGTACCACTTCCACTTTTCAAGTGAGGTAACACGCTCAGACATTTCTTTCATATCTGTGGTCACTTCCCTCTCTAAGTCGTCTAGTTTAGCCATTACAGCTTCATGATTTCTACGATGGGATTCTTGAGACTCGTCTTTCATCTCGCTAATTCTTCGGTGTAGTAATTCGCTACTCTTTTCCGACATACGTTTTCGTTCTGCAACATCGTCGGCTACTTTGTCTATTTGAGACTCATGTACAGCTAATATCTTTGAGATGCCACCAGTCGCATCAGCAATTTTATCGATAGCCAAGTCTAATCTACCTAGCAGGTTCTGAATGTTGGACACATCACGCTTCAGTATTTCTACTTCAGTCTTAACCTGATGTATCTCGGTGGATCTACGATCTGTTTCGTCAGGCATTACTTATTTTCCTATAGTGTCGCTAAAACGCTTGAGTGGGGCTTTCTTCTTATGCTTACGCATTTGAGCTGGTGTAAGTCCCGGTTCTCCGTCTTTACCAATTCCGATTCCAGCAATAGCACCACTACCGGCACTATTCATTACTTCTTCAAACATGAAGTCTATGTCAACGTTTGATTCGGCGATCATCATATACTGTTGAAGGCCTTCTGTCAACTCTTCTTCTGTAATTAGATTGGCATCAACGTTGTTGTGTTCTTTAATCAAGTAAAGAGCGGCTGCATACGAAGCTATACGGGAAGATCCACCTGGTACCTTCGCTAGCAATCTCTTTAGTTTTAAAATCATTAGATCAAATTTACCCCAAGCCTTACGTTCTTCAATAGTCGTAAGTTCTTTAGATTTTTTTAGAATATTGCCTTCGGCGTCAATGATGCCTAGCTCATATGCTTTCCATTCCTTAAATGGCGTAGCTAGCCTTCTAAGAAATTGGTATACTAGAAATAAATCGACAATCATAGTTCTCTCAGTTCTTTAACAATATTCGGGTCAAGGGGTATACTTGACGTAATAATCTTTTTCTCGCCATACTGCACCACCTCTGGTAGGTAGCTCATATAAACAAGAAACGGTTTTAAGTATTTATGATATTCTTCTAGCTTCATAAACAGCATGGGTGTAGTAGCTAGACCAAAACAATTGTATAGCACAATCATATGATTGAGTATGAGTCGCACTTTCAACTCATCCAATTCTTCATAGCGTCTGAATAAACGCTTTAGGTACTGAAATCTTTTTAGGTCATCGTAGAATTCATCTACTGAGGCTACCTTACGCATATCATAATTCTGGGCTGCGTATAATAGAAATGTAGATTCATCTAGTACCATATGATTTAGTCACCTTATTATTATAATAATGGGTGGAGATAACTCCCCACCCTTCACTGTTATTTATGAGTCTGCTACAGTAGCATCTTCAACAGCAGTGTCGCCAGTTACACCAGCATCGCCAGCTTCAACGGCAGTTCTACGCATAGCAACAAGGGTTTCTACACGCTTACGACCATTACCGTACTCTTCGTACAAGTTCCAGCCAGTAGTTTTAAGACCTTTTGCACGGTTGCTAGCAACAGCCGCTTCAGTGGTATCAATGAAGTATGCATTAGCCGCATCGCCTGCATCTAGGTACTTTGGTACACCATCAGCGGTGTCTGTATCTTTCCACAATGACATTTTAGTTCTCCTTTGTGTGGTTTTCGATTTGCTCAATTATATAATCTTTAGTACGTCTACGGTCCACTTTCAATCCTAGACTTCTCGCATGAATGTCTAGCTCTACTTTGGTCATAGACGCTAAATCTACTTTAGGCTTTTCTTCAACAGGTTGAGGTGCAACTTTTGGTTGCTCAACTATCACGTCAACAGAACTAAATAATGATTTAAACCAACCAAGCATAGTATTCTCCTAAGATACGTATGAATTCAATTCGTAAGTATTTCTGTCAGTGTCACGGTTGTAGACTTGAATAGCTAGACCTTTGCGAACAGGCTTGCCGTTCTTAGTTAGCTTGATGTTATGGCGAACAGTCTTACCACGTCCTGGCTTACCTGGACCAGTTGTAACTTGATTGTGCCAATCATCTTCGTCTACTTCGTAACCTTGCTTCTCAGCGTCTTTACGTGCTTTCTGTACAGCCGCAGAGTAAGTGTCAAAGTATAGGTCAGCAGCCGCATTCTTACGTGCTTCGTCTAGACCAACTTCTTCATAACGCATTTTCTCTTCAGAACTACCATATCTCTTCACAAACTTAGCACGAGCATCGTTGTGACCTCTAGACCATGCTGTCTTTAGCTTGGGATCTTTGTTAGGATTTGCGTCATACTTCTTCTTGTCACGCCATGCTCTTTTGCCTGCTTCGTATGCTTTCGCTTCTTCAGGCGTTTTGTAGGCTTCTTCAATTTCAACAGATTCCATTACATGGAAGTCGAAACCGTCTCTAGACATAGGGTTCTTTTTACGCTTGATAGTCTGGTGACCTTTCTTAGAGAACCAAGTGCCGTCTTTCTTAACGTCCATAGAGTGATCAACACCGGGGTTACTACCCATTGCATTTTGGCGCTTATTAAACTCATGCTGGCTGATCTGTCTCCAACCTTCATCAAGTTCAGCCTCTTCACGAGTGTATTTCTTAGTCTTAGGATCGTAATCAGCAAATTTCTTCTTACCTTCTAAGTCTTTTGATACTTTCTGAATAGATGCACGGCGCTTGTCCATTTTCTCTTTAGAACCAGCCTTCTTGCCAGTGAACATATCGTAAGAGTCTTTATCAGCTTTTTTGAGGTAACGCTGTTTCAGTTCTTTTGATACTTCGTCAAGTTCAACTTCTTCTTTAGCTAGTGCTTTCGAAATAGCTTTACGGCGCTTGTGTAGGTACTCATCAGATGAATCAGTATCGCCATCGTTGTCGAGGTCTTTATCTTTACGGTCAGCAAACTTCTTCTTAACAGCAACTGGATTAACTGGATCCATAGCTTCGTCAACAGACTCTTTAACTTTCTCCATAGAGTCCGCTTGAGCCTGATCGCCTTTACGTGCAGGAGCTTTCTTAGCTGAACCGTCAGACTTGACTTCTTCTTCGCCAGTAATATCTTCAGGCTTAACATCGCCTTCGGTGCGGTCAGCAGGACGTGAAGCTTTGCCCTCTAGTACATTGATTTTCTTGCCAAAAGCTTCTAGAAATCCTTCAGCCAATGGTTCTATAGGTCGTTTATACATTTGATCCTCTCAAAATTATGTGTTATTGTACTATTTATTAGTTATCGACTTTAGCCCTTGCACGCCATTGATAGCACGACCAATACCGTGCCTTCCACTTGGGACCTGGGTTATCGCAATTATGTCTAGCTCTAAATGATTTGCGTCTAGCGGGATCGTCACGTTTAATTTCCATATTTGGATCACCAAAGTTTACTTTGACGATATTGCCTTTATCGTTACGGACGTAAACACTAAACTTAGACTTACCGTCAGAATTACGAAAGGGATCGTTTAGTTTTACTTTGCGCCCTTGATACTCTGCCTCTTCGACAATCAAATCATCGTATATGTCACACTCTTCACAGAATGCGTCAATCTGTTCTGCGGTATAGTCTAAGAATCTTTTCATTTTATTACCCAAACATTTTACGTAGAGATTTAGGTCCGATAACACCATCAGCAACTAGACCGTTAGCGACTTGCCAAGCTTTGACAGCCCGCTTAGTGCCAGGTCCATAAATACCATCTGAAGTTAGTCCAAGGAATTCTTGTACGGCTTCTACAGTAGGTCCACGAGATCCGACAGAAATGATTTCACTGAAGTCAACTTTAGCAGATGCCGAAGAAGGTGAAACGTCTACTTCACCGCTTAGAATAGCAAGTGCTTTCTCATAACGGGCTGTGCGATCTTCTAGACCGATAGTGCCACCATTGATCTTCTTAGTCATGGCAACAATATCTTTCTTATCTGCAATCTTGTTGAGTTTGTTAGTGTCCCAGAACCAACATGCTGATTCAACAGCACCCTTAGGAGTAGCAACATATTCTGCGGCTTCTTCAGCAGTCATGTCAACTGTCTTACCAAATGCAGCGTAGTTGTTACGACCAGTCAATTGCTTGAGTCCACGTCCACGGAATCTCCAGCCGTCACCTTCTTCAGTGTTGCCTAGAGCGCCTTTCTTAGAACGAAACTCATCTTGATATACGTAGTTAGCAATCATCTCAGGATTACGTGCGTACTCTGCGGCATCACGCTTACCTTTACCTTTGCCGAAGTAACGTCCGAACACAGAGTTAAGTGCCTTTTCAGAGTAATTTAGGTTCTCTTCAAGACGTTTAAAATCTGCGGATTCGTGGGCACACTGTGCGATAAAGCCAGCAATGCGCTCGGGTGTATCGATTTCGTACTTAGGCATAATTTCTGATAAAGCATCAAACCATTCTTTTGATTTAGGGTTGTTGTTTATCATTGCTTTTAGCATATCTTCAGTCATTGGGAATCCCATAGTCTATCTCCATTCTTAGTATTTAATTACAGTGTTAGGTGTTTTGAAGTCTTTCTTACGCATAATAGTTTTATTAACGACTTCAAATTCATCTTTAGCCTTGTTGTATCTAATGACAACTGGCAAGTTCAAATCAGCCTGAATGTCTTTCAGTACGGCTTCAGAATCAGCGTTTTGCTTGATATCTTTTGCTTTGTTCTTAGCAATTTTCTTAAATAGCTTTTGCAACTCAGCAATAGTTATAGCAGGATTGTTACGCTCATCATTCATACGATCCGCAAAGTGGCGAGTGAATTCCACATCAACACCAAACTTGTCTAGCAAACGATCAGCAAATTTTTCAAGGTCTTTGATTTGCTTTTGAGACACCTCTTCAAATATAGACTCAAACGCTTCATTAATAGATTCTCCGGGAGTATCTTTCTTGTAACGCTTAGTCACTTTCTCTGTTGCGAAGTCGCCAGCACCATGCTCTTCTACCATGTCAGCAAGTATACGGGCATCGATACCAGGTACCTGATCAGCGATAGTAGCGGCATACCAAGCAATAGTGTGACGTAGTTTGCCGTTACCTTCTTTACGCTTACGGTCCACAATCTTCTGCACTAAGTCTTTAGCGTATGCGTATCTTTTCTTATGAGTTGTCTTAGATAGAATACGCTTGATGCCTTGCATTGTGGTTTCTTCATCAAGGTCTACTTCTTCTTTAGGCACACAGTTTGGTACTTCTTTACCGTCTTTCTTCTTAGTGCCTAGTTGAACGTAGCCTTTCCAGCAAGGATCATCTTCGTCTTTCTCTAGCTTTTTCGCTTCTTGGATGTAGTGATTCACACAAGAAAATGCCCATTCCTGATCAGCTTCTTCTAGTGCGCTTTCATACACTGCCATCAACTCTTCAAGTGCAATGCCATGCTTCTCTGCTTTTTGAGCAATAGCATCTAGCGCCTTCGATTCTTCTAGATCAATAGACTCAGCAATGCTTTCTGCAACACTTTGAATCATGTTCACAAGATCAGCTTCTTCAGAATTTACCTGGCGAATTTGCTTACGGAGTGAACGAGTCTTCACTACGTCCATTTCCTTTTCGTGTTCACGTCTTAGATTTTCACGCTCAGTTTTATGCTGTTTACGTAGACGCATCTCTGCGTCATTTTCTTCTTCAACCTTTTTCTTTCTGAAGGCACGGAAGCGACCATCCAATTTGATAGAGCCATCTGCTTTACGTGCTTGATGGAATTTCTTAGTTGGAGCAGTTTCTTCTAAGAATGAATCGAATTGTAAATCTAGGTCTTCCTGCATCTTCTTGCCTTGGACTCTAGCGATATCATTACGGCGAACTTTTGGTAGCAACTTCTTAGCGATACGGTCGATAGCCGCTTTGCGCTTTTGAACTTTCTGGTCAATCATCATCTTCTCAGCAGGAGATAATGTGCTGTATGACTTACCTTTCTCACCGGCTACTTTAGCACGAATAATAGCGATTGCTTTCTTGCGAGATTTCTTCTGTAGCCTCTCTTTAGTCGATACACGTTTAGCCATGCGTTTACGTGCAGCCGCAATCTTGCTCTTGTACTTACGCATGGTGAGCGCACGTTGTCTACGCTGTGAGTAGTTCAACACTGCCTCTGATAGGTCCATCTCTTCAGCGATTTTCATGCCGCCACGTACCATGTCGTATACGTCTTGCGCATGTCGCACTAGTGCTTTAGGTAGACCTTTCTTGAATTTTTCAAAGTCACCTTCAGATGCAAGCTTACGCATAACAGATGCAGACATAGCATCAGCCGTCATAGTCTTAGCTTCTTCCGAATCTGGATCAGCCCGGTCACCAGCAGATACTACTTCAATGCTATCGAATGAATAGTCTTTACCGTTGTATCGTTGTAGCAGTTTATCGAACTCAGCAATACGGTCAGCGCCTACAACTAGAATTACCTTGCTGTATTTGCCCTGTAGCTCTTGCATTGCTTGAATGATAGTTTTTGATTTTGATTTAACGATGATGTTACCGAATGCTTTCTTGGCTAGCATTACTTTGTCATCATACGTTAGGGGATTCTTTTTAGCGTCTTGTGAGTGGGTCAAGAATACTTGCGCTGTACCATTAGTCTTTTTGGCAACATCTTTAATCTTGTTCACAAGCTTTTCGTGACCAGATGTGATTGGATTCATACGACCCCAACCTACAACTACTGTGCCACCTTTAGCTTCTTCTAGCTTTGGATTGATCTCGATGGAGTTTTTCACCAACTCTTCATCAGAGTCTGCCTTCTCTTTCTTTTTAGGAGCAGGCTTCTTAGCTTTCTTAGGCTGTTCTTTTTCTACTTCATTCGAGGCGTCAGCCGCCTTCATATCTTTATCGTCTTCCATATTTTCCTCTTAGTAGGTTTTCCGTAGACTTACTACAAGTTACCTTGATATTTATGTTTTTCCTGTTCGCAACTTAGACCTATCAATACCATTGACAAATGATGTTAATAATGCTACATTTCTCTCTTCTGGTTTATCCCATATGCTAGAACGTCTAAGCCAACCCAAAGCACATATTGGATCTGCTAATGCCATTGGCACTCTAGTACTAAACTCAGGATCAGCTAGGTCACGTAGAAAGTATGTGTTATCTATAGCTTGTGGTACGCCTATGCGCTCAAGTAGTTCTTTTAATAGTATCTCAGCAGTTATATATGTGATTGCATATGCATGGGCACCAGCGTGGGCTGGTAGGTCAACTATTCGCTTTGTTGGTCCAACCTTTTCGTGATCATACGCATCAACCTGAAACATTTTAAATCCTAGTGCGACAATCTTATTATCTGGCACGTCAAAGTCTGGCTTGTGGAGAAGAATTGCATCATGCTCTAGAATAACAGCACATTCTTTTCTATCTGCAATCATTTTCCATATCATAAAATGAGTTACAGTAGCGCAGGCTGCTTTGTCGTCCATCTGAGCGTTAACGGGTAGAATTGAAGAGAATAGATCAATTGCTTCTCTTGTAGTTTTGTTCTGTATGCCTAAGACTATTTCATATTCCATTCCAAGTCTTTCACAAGACTCTATTGCAGTCTTTGCCATTTCAACTGATTCAGGGGTATCTATAAGCATGATATAGGCTTTCGATGGCTTCATTTAATCCTCACAAATATAGTGTCCATTCTCAATTTCTTATACACTACGTATCCTAGCGACTCAAGAAAGTCTTTACCTCCAGCTCTTTCCGTGATGATCACTGGACTGAATCTTTCTATAGTATTTATGGCGCCTTGAAGTGCTTTATCTTCATATCCTTCAACGTCTAGGTGAATCAGGTCGCAGGTTAGTAGAGGTATGTCATCCAATCTATACATCTTAATATCACCTGGCACCTCTCGTATTGTATGCATGCCAACATTGCTTTCTGGACCAAGTTTCATTGATAAACTCTTTCTTGTGTTTCCTAGTCCACCGTTGAATGTCCTAAAGCCTTCTCCTTGGCAATTGTATGACAAGCAGTAATAGTTTAACACGTCTGGCTCAAAAGTCAACACTTCTTTGAAATAGTTTCGGTAGAATCTTGGGTACATGCCACAGTTACCACCAGCTTGAACAACAGTGTCAAACTTCTTCACCTTCTCTAGGAAATATTCACGCCCTTCTAGCCAGTCGTATAGTGGTCCATCTTGCTCATTACCAAAAGCGCCTTTGTCTTTGGTTACCCATAATAGTTCGTCTACTCCTTCGTGACCACATGGGCGGAATGATGTTAGCTCTTCCATGTTGCGACCTT